TTACCGTCTGCTCCTGTATTTCTAAATAAATATGTTAAACCTATATTTTCAGAATGAATCTGAGGTAGAGAAATAACTAGTGCGTCTGTCGCAACGTTTTGGTCGATTCCTGCGTCTCCTGCTGGAATTGATAATGAAGCAGAAATAGTATTTTGTGATACTTGTACTCTTACGTCATCGTTACTTGTGTGTATAAATGTACTCATTGTTTTTATTATTATTTTTTAATTTGACTTATTTTTGCTAATACTCTATCCATAGTTGTCTCTGGTCTATTTTGACCATATAGAAAAGTATCATTCTTTTTATTTGGAGCTTGAGTTAAAGGTTTACGAGCTGGTTGTTTAGACATTTTTTCTTTTACCTTTTCAACTTCACCATACTTCTTTTTTAATTCCTCAATCTCTTCTTTTACTTCCTCGATAATAGGACTTACTACCTCTACTACTGCAGCGATAATATCACCCATTTCAGGAGCTACTTCGTCAGGCACTTCAACTATTACTTCCTCTTCCATATCCTCTCGGATGTCTTCCTTTTCATCTTTAATTCCGTCCTTGTATCCTTCCTCTTCAGCTTCTGGTATAGTTTCTAGTCTAACCTCATCAATTAAACCGTCATCTTTTACTACTAAAATTCTACCGTCCTCTATGGTATACTCGCCACTTGGTAGAGGAACTCTCTCGTCTTCGTCTGTTACGATAAAAACGCTTTCTCCCTTGTCGTAGCTATCGGCAAAAATTCTCGTACCGTTATCCAAGACAAGCTCTTCTAAATCAACTTGCACCCCTAGGAGCGTATTGATTTTTTTTAACATTTCACTTGCTTTCATTATTTATTATTTAATTATTAATGTTTATTATTAACTCCAGAAATTATTCATTCCTGTATATTCCACAACTTCTCTATATTTATCTTTAGCATCGTTATATAAAGAATCAGCGTCTTCTACTCTGTCTCTTAAATAATCGTACTCTCCATAAATGTCATTAGGATTTATTCCTAACTCATCTGCTGCAGCTTGGAGTTTATCTAGTTTTACTTTTAAATCTGCTGCATAGTCTTGTAATAAAGTTACAGGTCCGTTTACTACGTAATTATCCAAATCATATTTTCTTTGAAACTCCTCGTAAGCGTTTATTACTTCGTCTCCAAACTCATAGGCTAAATAACTAGCATCAGACTCTGCTTCCTCAAAACTATCTATTTCATTTTCAATATCGTCTACTAATGACAAATCTATTTTTCTTTGAGTGCTTAATACTGCAAAAACTTTATTGTCTTCTGAGTATAATTTGTTTAGTATGTTTTTTAGTGCTTTCATATTAAAATCCGTAATTTTCTAGTTCTCTTTTTTGCTCTTCAAATCTGTCTTCAAAGTATTTTAAGTCTTCTATTAATTTGATGTGGTCAAAGATATTAGCATCGACATCTGTTGGGTCAATACCTAACTCATTTGATTGTTTTACAATATCGTTTAATATATCTAAGTCATTAGTAACGTCATCTGTACTAATAAAAGTTTCTGAATTTTGAAAGTAAACACTTCTTAAAACTCCTCTAGCATCCATATAAGCGTCAAACTTTTCATCGTACCATTCCTCCGTTGAATAAGATAATCTACTAACTTCGTCTTGTAAGTAATCAAAATCATATTCTATGCCATCGTAAAGAGCTAAGTCTACTTTTGAATTTTCTTTTTTGTTTTCTTTTAGTTTGTTTAAAACTACTTGGTTTAATTTAATTGCCATATTTTTCTTTTATATATCCACATATTTTAGGAGCAGCTTCAGCTCCATATCTTTTAGTTTGATCTGCTATACACTCGTCCCAAGGGTATTCCTCAAGGTTTACCTCTTTCTCGATTTGTCTTAAAATAAGTGGGAAGTTTAAATTGTCTTTGAACAACTTTTCTGTAATCCTGTTTAGCTCATTCATACCTATTTAACGTAGTATAAAATTATTTTGCATTTTCAGGTTACACGAGTAATAACTCCAATACCTTGAGCCCACAAAGACCCATCGCAGCACTCCCTGGAGTAAGTGTTTTCGTCTTTACAATAACAAGCCCTAGAACTACTAGAAGGACTAGCTGGGTTCCAACGCTCATTATAAGGCATAGTTTGACTACGCCTATTCATTTTATTTGTTCGTTTTCTTACTGGCATTTATTAACATTTTTTTTATTTTAAGCAACTTGACCCCTGCTTGTATTTGAGATAATTTTTCTTTGTCAATTTGTTCTAATTTATTTATAGCCCAATTTACTCCAGATTTTCCTCCCCAAGCATCGTACATTATAGGGCCGCATCCATCCTCGTAAGAGCCCTCGCTATTTCCTTCGTGCCTTTTATAAGATGCCATACGAGCTATAGTTTCACGACTTATATTTTCTTTGTTAGCTAATTGACTAGCTCTAGTCCAGCCTACTGGAGTTCCACAGCTTGAACCATTCTCTTCTTTATATTTAATTGCTTTCTTAGCATTGTTAACTGCAGACTCTGGGTAGTCATTATAAGTTTCTAGCTCTACTTCATTTAGCTTGTCTTTTATTTTTTCTTTTGGTCTCTCTTCTCGGTCAAGGAAAAAACCCTCAATACTAAAACCTTTTACGTCACCAGTCTTAACAAAGTCTTTCCATATATCCTCGTTGTTTACTTTTACAGCACCCATCCAAGTTCCTACTGGTACGTCCATATTGTATAGAGCTGACTTGTCCTTGTCTTTGTCTTCTACTATCCAAGACTCTACTAAGGTTAAACCTTCTATATCAAATTTGTGTTCTAATGTAGCGTTGTTTTGTTTACCTTTTTGCAAGAATAACTCACTAGCTTTTTTTACAGTCTCTTTTGAAAAGTATATATAATACTCCTCTTTTCCTTCTTTACGATATATAGTTTTATTAGGTACTAAAAGTGCACCCATTAAAATTCTTTTATCCTCGTCTAAGGTTTTTAGTTTGTACTCTTTTTGTTTATTAAGAGCTACGAAATTCTCTTCTATTGCTGGGCTTTCTACTATGCTTATAGCGTCAATACCTGCTAACTCATCCTCTTCGTCTATAATCAGTTCTACTATTTTCATACTTATATAACGTTTTAATTAATAATTTTGTTTTTATATTGTAGCTCCCTCTACTATATTTCTCTCTAAACTTTGAGCTGTAGTTACATCGTTGCTTACTACAAAAGCTCTTACAGGTTCTTGAGTTTGACTAGCTATAGTCTCGGCTAATTGGCTTGTATCACTTCCTCCAACTATATTAAATGAAGGAGCAGATACAGTCGCTGGAGTTCTAGGTGCACTAGGTGAGCCTCCTCCTGAAGCCTTAGGAACTTTAACTGAATTAATAGCTTTTACATTTGCTAATCCAGATGCTATTTCTGCAGCCATAGCTAACGCAGCTCTAAATGGAGCGTCTGGAGTTGCTATTGCTAATTGACTTTCTCTAGCCTTATTAGCATTTAAGTAAGTTGCAATTAATGCCGCAGCACTAGCAGTAAGTTTTCCAGCTTGAGTCTCAGCACCAAGCAATCCTGAAATTTTACTTAACGAATTTGCGTAAGACATTGTAGCCTCTTCTTTTTGTTTTTGTTCTAGCTCTACTATTTTAACTCTAGCTTTTCCAAAGGCTGCACTTAATTTAGTTCTTTGCTCTTCACTTAAAGTTTCGTCTTGTAATAATTGCTGTTGTCTTTCGTTTAATAATTGTCTTTGCTCGTCAAAAGTTAATTGTTCAAATTCAGCATCTAACTCTAGTTGTTCAATTATTTTTTCTTGTTCTAATAACTTGTCAGCGTCAGCTTTAGCTTTGTCTTCTAAAGCAAACTTTTCTCTTAATTCTCTTAGTTTGGTTTCTTGAGCTTCTAGTAATGCTTCCCTGTCTCCTCCAAATTTTTCTTGGTCTAAAAGTAATTGCGTATACTCATCGTTTATTTTTTTTCTCTCTTCAGCTCTTCTCTCTTCCTCAGTATCTATACCTCCTTGTCTAATTTTTTCTAACGCTTCTTGTTTTTTCTTTTCGTCATCTATAGCTTTTTTATCTGCTTTCTCTTGATCTGCTTTAGCCTTGTCACTTGCAGCCTTTTTGTTTTTTTGTTCTTGTAATTCAAAACCTGCCTTTCTATTTTTTAATTTAGTTAATTGATTTTCAGTTTCGTTTATGGCTTCCTCACCCTCTTCAGCAATACCTTCAGGGTCAAATACAAAAGTGCCAATACCCTCGTAAAAGTTTTTAGCCAAGTTAGCTTCTTTGCCTAATACCTTAGCTACCTCATCTACTGCTACTAATACTGCAGCGAGTGGAGCTGTAAGCATTAATATAATACCTGATAGTATTTTAGAGTTTCTCTCGGCAGTTTCTACTTGAGCTTTTTTAATTTCTTTTTGTGTTATTAATTGAGCCTCAAGAGCTGCGATAGCTTCGTCTGTAGCTAACTTTTTTAAGTTTAATATATCTTGTTCAGTTTGTCCTTGTTGTCTTAAAATATTTTCAGTAGCCGCAATAGTATCGTATGCTTCTTGGGTTGCTGCGACTTGCTCTTCTTGTAATCCTAATAAAGTTTTAGTCTCGGCAGATACTCCATTAATAGCCTCTGTAATATCGTCCCAATACGCATAGATAGCTCCTAACGCTACAACGATTGCTCCAATACCTGTAGCTATAATAGCTTTACTAAGACCTTTAAAACCTAGTGCTAAACCTTTTAATCCTTTAGTTCCTTGTAATAATCCTTTTTGCAGATCATTGAATTTAGTAACTGCACCTCCAGTAGCCTTGTCTAAAAGTCTAGTAGCGTCTCTATTTTTTTGTGCTGTTTTACCGAATTTGTCTAAAGCATTTTGTACGCCTTTGATTTCCTTTTCAGCTTCTTTGCCTCCTTCGACTGCTATTGTTTGGATTGACCTTCCCATCTTATTTGTTTTTTAAGTTTATCTTTTCCCTCTTTAAAGTTTTTTGAAAGTTTTTTAGCACCTTGAGCAAATTTGATATTATCAGTTTCACCGTCTGCGTGTTTTAACATTTCTAATATATTTTTTATCATAGCTCGTTTAATATTTCTATATCACTTTCACCAGTAATTAAATTGGTAGAGATAGTATTAATTTTATAGTTTTGGTTATTAATAGTTAACGTATCGTTTAACTTTAAATCGTTTATTATACTTAAAGGCAAATAGGCTTTTATCTTTATTAACCTTCTTTTACCATTAAAAATATTAGTTATATATGTGTCGTAGTTTTCTTTAAACAAAGTACCTGGGAAATCTGAAGACCCTGTATACTCATTAAACTCATCTCTAAAGTTTAAATTCTTTGTGCTAGTAGAAGCTGAAATAGCTAAACTATTACTAGGAATAAAATAATTATCTAAAGGGGAGTTTATGTTTGAACCACTAGGAGCAGACTTAAAAGAAATAACTGTAGTTCCTGAACCTGCTGCTTGGTGTATAGGATAAAACAACAAAGGTTTACCTAAAATTGGTTCTTGGTTTTGGTCTACAAAATATCCATATTGTATAGACGTTTGCGTATTTGCTGCAACTCCTGACCCAGTATTAGTTAGTCTTTCGTACATTAAATGTTCAAATGGAACGTCAACAGTATAAGTAGTATTTGGGCCGTCAAAATTATCACCAATAGTATCGTTTCCATCGTATTGCTCAGACCCCCATTTACGTCCATTAAGTTGGCTATATTGCTGGGCTAAGATAGTATCAGTTTCTGCGTATTTAAAATTAATAGCTCTATATGGCAAAGCAATATTAACTTGGCTATTTTCAACATCTATATATTGTGATATATCATAGGTAGATACATTTGTAGAATAAAAGTCATCTAAGGTTTGTACTTTAATTTTATTAAAATCTGGATTTACAGACCCATTAGCTAATAACGTATTGTCATCTAAAAAAGCTGTTAAATTAAACATACGAAATATAGAAGTTAAAAAGTCTATAATTTTCATATCTGGTATTTGACTAGGTATATCAAACGTAAAAGCTGCAGTTGCATTGAAAGCTACTGTATAAGTTTCTACCCATCCTACTTGAACATTTGGGTCGTATCCTGCTAAGTCCCACTTTATTTCAGTAAAATTAATTTGAGTTGCTGAAAAAATAGTTATAGTATAGGTTGCTGCACTAAACGTTCCTCCTAGACTTCCTGCACCTACAACAAGAGTTCCCCCTCCTCCTTGTAGATTTGCTATAGTAGCGTGAGTTAATCCATTTCTATAAATAACAACTGTAAAAAGATCTGTGCTTGAAGTTGTTAATAAAAGTTTTTGAGTAGTGTTTGGTATTCCTGAAACTAAAACTCCATTTGTGTCTAACCAATTATTTTGTATAACTAAACCTGTACCATTAAACATATTGGTAGCTTGAATAGTTGGAGGGCCGAATCCTGTAACTGGGCTTGGAAAAGTTTGTACTAGAGACTCGTCTGGTACTCCTCCTTTTTTTCTATGTAACCATAAATGTAAGTTGTAAAACTCAGCGTTACTAGTATTAAAGAAATCGTCACTAAATACTAAATTAGAGTATTGAGCTGTAATTGCGTCTATTACTTCTTTGACTCTTATTGAATATTTTAAGTCTGAATATAAAACACCGTTGTCATCGTTCCCAGGATAATATAAATTTCCATTTGCTTGAGTGTTCGTTACTGTGTCGTAATATAAACGTGAGGGAGGAGGCACTAAATCAGAGTCTTTATTAGAAGCTCCTGAAGTTATTAAAGGACAAAGTATTGGGCCGTTTGCAGTTTGTAATCTAGCTTTAACTGTAGCTGAATCGTAGTTTAAATTATATTGTACTAGTGAAGTTAGGTTTTGTAATTTAGCCTCACCTAAAGTATCTTTTAAGCTAACTGTATTTCCATAAAAAACAATCTTATAAGCGTATGGAGCATTTCTTTTTAACTCCACACCTTCTAATCTAATAAAGCCTATTTTAAAAGGAATGTTATTAAGTTCTATTTTTGCTGGTCTTTTGTCTCTAGCATCAAATCCATTAATAATATCAAAATTATAATAGTGTTCAAATATTTTATTATTTGACTTAGAAGCTGGTATAGTAAAACTTTTAGTAAACTCAGTAAATATCTTAGCTGGGTCTTTTATGTTTTGAATACTTTGATTTATACTTACAGTCTCATCTTTAAATAAATCTATTCTTTGATATGCAATAGTTTCAGGCAAAGGGTTATTATCTATATAAAGCTGGAGTTTTTGCATTATCTAACATTATTTATATAATCAAATGACATTGAAAAATCAAACGTATATTCAATTAGTTTATCATTGACTATTGTTTTTTTAACCAAATTGTTTTTAGTAACATTTACTGGAACGTATTGAGTTGCGTTAGGATTTGTAGGGTCAAGCCTTGTTAACCATACTTGTTCAGATAATAGTAATTGCTCAAACCAAGTATTAGTCCACTCAGGATAAAAGCCTGAACTAAGAGTTATACTTGTATTTGCTAAAGTATTGAAGTCTTGTTTTGTATGAGTGTTTACATTAAATGAGCCATTTCCATCTATTATATTTCTTTGGAATTGTTCTTGTTTTTTAGTTGTAGTATTAACTGATTTTAAAAAGAACCATAAATCTTGTAAAGCTCCAAACTTATTAACAAATGTTATTTTATTTCCATCTCCGTATTTACTACAATCAATTCTAACAATATTCATTCTAATACCGGCAGGAGTTCCGTTTAGTTGTGTATCATTTGCACCATAACTATTATAACCCATTGACTCATTAGCAATTATATAAGGAATTTCTGAAGCTGCTCCAACTGGTGCATAAATATAGTATTCGTCATTTATTCCTGTGTGATCTGGATTTCCACTTATTAACCAGGTTGGTCTTGAACCAAAAGGAACTGTCGGATTTGCTCCCTCCATAAAAGTTCCATAGGCATCGTAACCTACGTCTGTAATTGTACTAGTAGTTAAAGCTGTACCACTACCATCCGTAGAAGCGTGAGAAGTTAATACCGATACTATAGCTAAAGTCTCTGCAGTATAGCTACCATTATAAGTGATGTTTATATAATCTCTACATAACTCTGAGATTTCCCAAAGCATAGTCTCATTTATAGAAGTTGCTTTTACTAAAGTATATCTTAAAGTCGAGTCTATTGTTATAGTTATTTTTGCTGACAAAGGACTACCTGTATCTGCTACGTCTGATTTGTATTGAGGGCTTCTTAATGCTATTGCTGCCATTATGTTATTGTTATTGTTAATTCGTTTGTAAAGCTGGAGTTTTCTAAAGCAATATCTACGTCTCTTCCTAGTGCCTTTTCTAAGTCTAACTCTAAATCTCTAGTGTATTGTTCAAATGGAGCTGAGAAAAAATTACTAGGTTTTAATCCTGTTAAATAAATACTCCTGGATATTAAAAAAGTCATACTCTTTCTTGGTAGAAATCTACCTGTTTTTTTGTCTCTTACGTTTTCTAGTCCTTTAGTAATAACCCATTTGTCTATAGCTCCACGTAACCCTCCTTTTTTGCCAGACCCAGTTCCAAACTTGTATGGACTCATAGGTGCTTTATTAAATCTCGCTAAAGACTTAGGTGGCATTTTAGAAGGAGCTGCACCTTGTACACCTAAATCATAAAACGAAGCATAATCTGTAGCTAAGAAATCTAAAATTATATCGTCACTTCCTGGTGAAACTTTACTTGTTAAGCTATTGTATAGTTCGCCATTAGAATTATCAGACTTAGCTAAATTATTTTTTGCCGCAGATATTACATTAATTGCAAATGCTTCAAGTACCTTTTCAATCTCGTCAAACTCTAACATATATAAATATCGTTTTCTACTGTTATGTTTACATTCATACTCCAGCCTACCAGCTCGTTCTCAAACCTATCAAAGAAAGGTTCAAATGTTACATCTGTGCTGACCTGGTACATATCGTTAAATAAAGTTCCAGATCTCATTTGTTCTACAAGTTTATTTCCAACTCCAAGCTGAGTATTTAAAATATCCATCTCATCTGTGTTGCCAGTATATTGGTCTACTACTATAGCTTTGTTAATATCTATAATATCCATTAATAGTATAGTCATATTATAAGTTAAGACTTGGCCGCTTTGTACAACGTTATTCATAATAATATGAGACAAAGGAAATATAGTTTGCTTTCTTAAATCAATTTGTGTAATGTCTCCAAATGTTACAGTCTTAACAAAAGGGCTTTTTAGTAGCTCCTCTTCTAGTTTAGACATTATTAAATAATAACTTCTTATACCTCTTTTATTACTCATCGTTTTATTTCTTTTTTATTTTTTGCGTTTGTAATACGTTTTTTTCTTTTATGTACATTAAAGCACTTAGACATTTATGAAAATTCATATTAGTAACCTCATCTAATTTCGTAACGTCTTCTTTTGCAAGTCTCCAGATAGAGTGATACCATCCATATTTAACATTGAAGTTAGCTTCTCTTGATAGATCTGCTTCTGCTCCTGACTCAAAGAGCTCTTCATAACTTCTACTAACTCCTTCTCTAAAGTCCAAAAAAAAAGCATAGAACCCATTACTAAACTAAGTGGCATCTTTAACATTACTTCCCAATAAGTATCGCCTTTATAGTTTTCGATTTCATAACTTCCTTTAAAAGATTGTACGACTGGTCTATATAAAACAGCCATAGCTTTGTGCATATTTTCCCAATCTACTATATAACTATCTACGTCTACATACTCTCCAAAAGTCATATCGTCAAGCTGTGGAATAAAGCCAAATTCCATTTTATCAAATTTCCATCTACAAATTAGTGGAGGCTTTTCGTTTAGAGCTTTATTGATTTGGTCACAAATTTTATATACATCACTCATCTTGTATGTATAGGTTTTGGCTGGAGGAACTCCACAAAATATTTCTAGCATTTTTAAAGCTATCACGTCTTCTTTTAAACTCTCGTCTTCACACTCCTTTAGAAACCTTTGGTATTGCTCTAAAGTTATTTCCTCCATTCTACTTGGTACGTTGACTTTTAATTCCATATACTTATATAACGTTAATTTTAAAAATTTTCACAAAAAAAAGGGCAGTCGTTAAACTACCCTAATTTAAACAAAAAACCATTACTATATTATAGGAAAACAAAACATAATATAGTCACTAAAAACAAAGCTATAAATACTACTTTTAATAGTTTCATAATTTCGTTTACTTTTCTTGGACTTCTACCTTGGTTACTTCGATATTGTCTCATTACTCTTTCTCTTTGACTTTTTATATACTCCTCGTTATCCATTTATAAATAACATTTTGAATATTCTATATAATAATTTTACGCAAGACATTACTCCTACTGAACAAAAAGTTAAGGCAAACATTATAGTAGTAAATTGAATTACTAGTGCAGCCCAAGTACTTAAAAAGTCATCTAATTTTTCTCTAGTCATATTTTATTGTTTATAATTTTCTTTGTTAATAATATTATTTTCTAAATCTAATATAGTATAGCCTTGAGATGCTAAAAGTCTTATAGCTTTCTTTTGCTCTTTGACTCTCTCTTGAATCCTATACGTCTCGAATATTTCGTTTGATATTGGCATAATTATTGTTTTTGAGTTAAATTGGGAAGTCCCCATTTGTTATAAGTAATTTGGAAATCAAAGTCAAACCCACAATGCTCACATAGGAACGAGTGTGGATGACTATACTTATTACAATTATCGCATTTAGTTTTTTTCATATTATGAAATTGTAAAAGTTTTAGGACATTCTTTTGCTATTGTTCTTGCACTACTAACATTATTGTTTGAGGCTTCACAAATTAGTTTAGCTAGTTTGTCTTGCATTTCGTGTAAGTCTTCTTGCCAAATCATATCACAAAGGAAAAATTTGTCTCCTAAGATATTAGCAAGTTTCTTAATAAATTGTTTATTTGTTTTCATTTCTCTTGTTTAAATTAAAAGGATTTTGATTTGTCATTGAGTAGGTGCTCCTTGTTTACACCTTTTTACTATTCTAGGATAGCTCCTTGGTTGCTTCGTTAGGTTTCGCTTTGACCTTTGCTCACTCTACCAGTCTGAATATGTTGAGACTTTGACTTTAACAACAATATAAAGTTACTAAAAGTTTTCCACATTTCCAAATCATTTCCAAAACTTGACGTCTCCACACTTAGGACAATAGAAATAGAAACCATTTTGAAGAGAACCTGTAGGAGTCATTTGCCTTTCGCACTTTTTACAAAAGCTATCTAATTGCGTATTTTCCATAATTAGGTTTAGCTAGTTTGTTATAAATTCCATACCTGAGACTATCTATAAAATGATTCCATTTGTCTTCAGGCTGGTTAAGAATATTTCCATTCTTGTCCTCTTTCCATTTATAGTTTCTAAATTCCTTTATAGCGTTTTGACTATTTTTCTTTACGTGAATAGTATATCTCTTTAACATATCAATTCCTATATTAATAGAGTCTCTACCTTTTGTACTTGGTTTTATATTCCATCCATATCTATACAGCTCATCGATTGTTTTTGGTTCTGCTGAATCTGCAAAGATTTCATCACGTCTACCTATTTCTAAGTTTAGTAATTCATTATGTATATCTCTATTAGTCATTCCAGTTCTATATAATAGCTCCTCGCAATAAAGGTTGGTATCGTGTAAGTAAATTTTTGAGATGCAAGTGGGGTCGTTTGTATAACCAAAATCCATTCCGAGTGAAACGAACTTAGCATTTTCTGGTATAGTATCTATTTCTCTAAATTGAAATATAGTTGCTTTACTTTGTCCTACTTCACCAAGTCCATATATCCTCCAATAGTTTTCGTCTGTAAATTGTAGTCTTTCTATTTCTTTTACTATCGATTCCTCCAGGAACTTATTGTCTTTATAAGTAGTTCTAAAAAAGTCTGCGTCTTCTCTAACTTTGACTTTGTCATATATCCAGTGAAAATCGTCTGAAGGGTTGTAGTCTAATATGACTCGACCTATTGTTCTAAATATTAATTGGTTCCAGTCTTCCCAAAACAATTCGTTAGCTTCATTTATAAAAAGTAAATCTCTTTTACGTCCTCTTACTTTTTGTGGTGAGTCCAGGGAAATAAACTCTATTAGGTTTCCATTGATTTTATATTCGCTACTTGTCTTGTTGTGGTCTTCCTCTTTATACAGCTCGTGTGTTTTAAGGATTTCAAAGAAATCTCTCATAGCTGAAGTCCTTAAAGCTGGAAAGGTCTTTCTACAAATAGATATTATTTTGTTTTTATTTCTTAGGCTGTATCCAAATATAATCCAGATCAATATATTATAAGTCTTCCCAGACCTAGAACCTCCTTGTTCTATTATTATTTTCTTTTGGCTTTTTTCTAAGTGTTTCCAAACTATGTTTGTTTTTAAGTCTCTCACTCAATTACTTCAATTCTAAATTCTTTATTCTCTCCAGTATCTATTTCTTGTCTAGGTATATAGCCTCGATTCTTGCCTATAGTTTTTAAATAAAATATTATAGAAGTTTCTTTTTCAGAATTTATACAATCAAATAGTTTAGACTCTACAAAATCTATAGCAGCATTTTTTATATCTAAGACTTTAGCCTTATACTCTTCGTCCTCCTCAAGCCATCTATAATGAGTTATTCTACTTATACCTACACTTTGACAAGAGGTTGTTACTATACCATAATACTCCTCTAAGGCTTTAAGCATTTTACTTTTATTGTCTTCAGTTTTTTCTAACATTATATCTTTTTTATAGTGTAACATTTGTAACATCACCCTACTAATATAACGTAAATTTTTAATTTTTATCTATTAGGGTATTGTATAACTTTTCTTTGTAAGCTAATTTGTCTATAAGTTCATTTACTTGTTCTAAAGAATCTGGAGTTTTTAAGACTTTAATTTTATCAAAAACTATTAATAATTCTTTTGAGGATATAATCTCATTTTTAATAATATTTAGCCAAGTTTTATATTCAGGCTTTCTACATTTTATTTCGTCAAACATATTTGTTCTATATAGTATTGTCGAATGATCTGCAGACTTTCCTTTCGTGTGGTAGTATTTTGCTATTCCTGTATAGGTTTTGTTCTTTAGTTTTCTCATTATAAAGTCAAAGAAGGCTCTAGCGTCTACGTGGCTTTGTGTCCTTCGATTCTCGAATATATCTATTTCAGTTAAACTTATTACTAAGTTTGCTATTTTGTCGTATTCATTCATAATTAAAACAATTTAATTTGTTCTGCATTTAGGTTTTGTTCAATTCCAAGAACTGTATCTAATATGGTTTTACCAGCTTCATAGTCTACAAGGTTTCTGGCTATCTTTTGTATAGTTTGTTTTCCTTTATAGTTTCTAAAATTATAATCGTGGAATACACACCATTGTCCTACTTCGTTTACATCCTCCATACTTATACTTTTTCTTGTACTTAAAACTGAAGGCAAATTAAAGTTAGTCCAGTATAAATGTCTACCTCTTTTTTTTGCTGGAATTAATGGGTCGTAATAGGGTATAACATTCTCTACTACATACTTGCCATCAAAGTAGTGCTTTAAAAATATTATTTCTTGGTAGAGTTTCATATCTGGGTATAAAGGTTTATGTGAGGCTTTAATAGATTTCCTAGAACCAAAGGCTGCTCTACTATGTGAGGGACAAGGAGGACTAGTCCATATAAAATCAAACTCTCTAAAGTGGTCTAATAGATATTGGTGTGCGTCTGCTACTATTACTTTGTCTTTTGGGAATCGTTCCTGGTACATTCTACCTAACTCAGGGTCTAGCTCTACTGCAGTTATTTCGTGCTCGTCTCCCCACTTATATCTATTTCCTCCAAGACAAGCATATAAATTTAATATTCTCATTTTTTATTAAGGCTATAATCGTTTAAGTACATTTCCATTGTAGGCTTGAAATCTCTAATAGAAGTACAAGTAGGGTGTTTTATCTTTAACATCTTTTCCCACTTCATAAATAAGAACTCTATTTTTTTCAGATCTTTTCTAGCTTTAGCATACGAAACTTTTATAAATTCTCTAACGCAATAAGCTGCGACTAACTCTTTTCCATAGGTTTGAGTTAAGTTTGATAGTTTGTTTAGTATGTAATAAGAGAAGTCTTTGTCCTCTACCTTAGCAGTTCCTATCTTAAACTTTTTATTGTTGTAAGTAAAAAACAAATGTATAATATTCCCTACAGTTATATTATCAGTATTTTCTAAATAAGTTTTATAAACTAAGTTGTAGTCTTTATTATGCGTGGCAAATGCTTTAAGATAATCTGCCATAGACCAAACCTTATTCCCATTATTTAAACTAATAATACATTGTAGGTGTTCACGTTCTTGTTTAGTATTGACCCAATCAATTATATAAACTGGTATGGTTTTTTGCTTTAAAATTTTAGCACTTTCAATTCTATGGTGTCCTTCTATTACGTCTCCATTTTTAGAAATTACTATAGGCATTAGCCATCCATACTCTATGAGTTTGCTTGTAAAGTTTTCTGAATGATTAGTGCTTATGTCTCTATTGATTTTAGCTAGTTTTAAATCCTTTATTGGGTAGGTAGGATTATAAGTACCTTTTTTTAATTTGTTCATTTTTTCTGTGTTTAGTTAATTTTTATAAAGTTCCTTTTATTATATATTGGTCGATGTCGTAGTCTGCCTCGATGAAATCTCTATATATTTCTATACCAGCCATTACACTAGCTTCGCCTTTTAAGTAGAAATTTTCCGAACATTCCCAAACTCCAATATCTAAATTCTTTTTATCTATACATAAAAACCTAAAGTCTTTGTAATCCACGTTAAAGAGTTGACAATATATATATACTTGGTTATAATATCTATATGCGTCTGCAGATTTATAAAAGTTCTTTACGTCTATAGTTGTTTTTAAGTCTACGATTCCTCCACTATTTTTAAGCACGTCAGCTTTTCCTCTAAAAGGATAGCCATTAATATTATCAATCATAGGCACTTCAAACTTAGAAGAGTTTAACATACTAAGTGCAGTCTCATTTTTAAACAAAGCATCACATAATCTCTCAGCATCGTTCTTTTCTTTTATAGTAAATACTTGGTCGTGAAACTTTTTAGCTTCTTTATACTTATTAGTGTTTTTACTTTGTACGTCAACAAATACTATATCATTTAATTTGTCTGGTTCTAATACCATAGTGTGAAATAAGTGTCCATCTCTTAATGGTTGCGTTTCTTTTTGGCCGTACTTAGTTACATATAAATAAGTCTTTGCACTATCTAAGAGAAGTTTAATAGAACTACTAGACAAAGCATTTTTACCTAGGTAGTTATAATAGTAATCGTCTGAGTACATATTATCTAATACTTCTTGTCTTTCTACATAGTTTCCATCTAAGAGTTTAATTGAATTTGTCATAGGCTTTGTTTTTATTTTTTAGAAGTTTTATAATTATTTCTTTGTCGTTTATAATATCGTTAAGTTTATTCGATTCTTTTTTTTCTTTTAAATATGCACTTCTCAAACAATCAATTTCTGCTCTATACATTTCTAGTAAGCTATCTTTATAGGTCATAGGTTAGCAATTTTTTTTAAACTCTCTATTTTCTTTTCTAGCTCCTCTACTTTTTTGTCAGCTTTTCGTGCTCTTTCTATTGCTCGTATCTTGTCCTCTCTATACTCTTCTACTATTTTATTATGTATATATCTATCTTGTTGTAAAGTATTAACGTAAAACAAAATACCTAAAAAAGCTAAAGTAAACTCTTTGAGATCTGGATTTTTAGATTGGTCTTTCCATTTTTGCAATAAGGAAATACAAAGTTCAGAGTGATTATAGAACTCAATGTCTTTAAGATTTTCAGCTTTTGTCAAGGTAACTAATTTTTTCTGTGCGTTAAATTTAAAAAAAATCTACTTAGTATCCAAATCGTTCCAGTTTATTCTTGAGGCTAAACTTTCTTTTAATAAGTAAACTTCTTTTAATTCCTTCTTTTTATTCCATAATGAAGTGGAGGGACAATACCTTTTTTCTATTGGAGGCATCTCAATATCATTTAACCAATACAAGTAATTTCCTTTCTCGTCTGCTACAAAATATAGCTTAACTATTTCTTTATCCATTTTCATTAGCTTGTCGTATTTGTATTTTTCTAATAACTTTTCTGGATAATATTTATTTCTAAACTTCATTTCTATAACACACTTAAAACCTTTTGGAGTTTTACCTACTGCGTCAAAATGCTCGTAACCTTCACCAGTCCATTCTAGTTCCCAATCGTCCAGGTTTAATAAAAATACTACAGCTTTCTCATACTTTTGGATGTCTTCGAGTTTCATTTTCTTACTCGATATTTCTTAGACTCATTAAATTTTATATTTAAATCCTTAATCCATTGTACAATAGTTTTAGGTGAACAAGTACAAGGTTTGTAATAAGTATGTAAAAATAGCTTAGAGTGTAGCTCACAAATTAATTGGAACTCGTCATTATTTAAGTGTTGTTTTTTTGACTCTCTAAAGTCTTTCCATTTAAAAAACTCTTCTCTATTCATTTCTATTTATTTTAAAATTGTTTAAGGCATCACGTCTTTTTTCACAGCCACAGCTTTCGTAACCTAACCAATCTACTACTACTTTATTTACTAGCCATTTAATACCAGTCCATTTAAAAACGAACTCTAGTTTATCCCCAATTCTTAGTTTCATATAATTGTTTTATTTGTTGTCTTATATTTTTGACAGTATTATATAAAGAGTAATAAGAAATATTAGTGTCTCTACTAAGTTGACTTATACTTTTGTTGTTTAAAAAAACTTCCTCAAAAACTTTGCGTTGGTAGAAATTAAACATTTTAGTTTTGTCATACTCTTTTAGTTTTGGGTTGTTTAAATTTGTCATTTCTATATAGTCCTCGTGTAAAAACCACTCTTGTATAGCTTTATGGTTATTGTAATCGTCCCTCTCACTATATTGGTCTTCTGCTGCAAAATGTTCTAAACTTTCTAACGTCACTATCTTAACTCTTTTTTCAACTCTTTTTAAATCTTTAAACATACTATATAAAGTGAGGTAGACAAAATAAAAGTTTACCTCCTTTTCGTTATACATTATAGAATTTTTATGTTTTTTTAAATAAGTATCTATTTGTATATACATTTCTTGGATTAAGTCTTTAGCTGTGTCAATATTGCACCCCCACGATTTTAAGTAGTTATGCCAAACTCTTTCGTTTTTTACCAACTCTAGTATAGACTCCTCCATTTACTATAGTAAGATAGTAAAAAATTTAAAAAGGTTGTATTATTTTTTTTAGGATGCTTTGACCATTTATACTAAAACCAACGTTATTTATTAAAGCTCTTAGTCTTATAGGCTCATCAATACTAGTAGGTCTTCCTCCACTTTCTACTTCTTTTATTTTTCTAACGTGAAGCAAAGAATACATAAATTCTGTAGGGTGTTGGATATATCTATGAACCACTAAAAAATCATCTGCACGGTTGACGAATTTTCCGCCACCTTCAACGTCTGCAGCATTTGGAGGCATAGGGTGTCCTGCGTAATCGTGACCCAATCTGTGAGTAAATCGTAAAGCTGTAGTATTTGCGTGAGTGTTTAGCCAAATAGTAACCCCTTGTTTTTTTGCAAATATTCTTAACTCAGTTGTAGCTTGGTAGTCGTACTCGTGACCACCTACAGACTTTATTAGTTTAGGGTCTTTTATTAAAGAGTTGTAAGGGTCAATTAACAATCCATCGTAGTTCCAAGCATCTTTAATTGCTTTACATAACTCTAACAATTCTCTATAGGAATATAATTTGTTACTATCTATAATTTTAAAGTGTTCAAATATAAACTTACTGTGTTTTTGGAATTGCTCCTCGCTTATATCTTGTATTGTTTTCTCTTCTAAATATTCTACTAGCTTTCTTATAATTGAGTAGGCTTCGTTTTCTGAACTAAAGACTAGCCATTTGATTTTATGTTTAATTGAATAAGCTAACATTAAATAAAGAACAATAGTTGTTTTACCTGTATTGGAGTGTCCTAGTATAACATTAAAATTTTGTGGTTTGAACCTTAAAAAATCGTCAATCTCTGGTATGCCTAAAGTTAGACCTTCTTTTATTTTTCCAGTTCTAATATTTTGTAAGTGCTCAGTAACTTTCTCATAGTTTATTAGCATTGTTTAAATGTAGGTATTATTTGTTAAAAAAAAAAGGGAGCTATTAACTCCCCTTTATTAAAATGGTAGGTCTTCTTTAGCCTCTGCTCTAGGTAAGTGAGCTTTCGCAGCTTCAGTTTGACTTTTCATAGGAATACTTCTTTTAGCAAAAAACTTATTAGGGTCAGCTTTTTTAGACATTACATCTAAAACTATTTTCTCATTCCCTTCAGCTTTTGCTTTGTTAAGCATTTTAATCGTCTCATCAATATCAATTAAAAAATGAATCTTTATAAATTCATATTTAGATTTGTAAGGTGCTACGCAATTCCAATATTCAGTTTCAAAATTAGACATTAGTTATGTGTTTTAGTTTGTTATAAAATAATTCAGTAGTCTCTAATACTGTGCTACTTTTCACGTTTGGTGTATTAGAATATAATAGGGCTGCAGATCTTAAACAAGATTGAAACTCTATTGAGGTTTGTTGAGAAACTGGTTTTTGAAAAGTTTCTGCTTTAGGTTTACGAATTAATTTAGCAGTATTATGCTTAGGATTTTTGATTTCAAATTCTATTTCGTCTCCTACTTTTTTCTCAAACTCAGTTCTAGTTTGGTCGTTCCATACTTTAGGCTGGTAAAACTTAAATGTTTGGCCGTTTGCGAAAGTTACTGAATAGCATTGTAGCTCTAAATAATCAGTCTCTCGATTAATAAATGTAATTTTTCCTGTCATTCTTTGTGTGTTTAATTAATAAGCAGACTCTCTGCTCTTTCTTTTTGCATTGTTAATAACTCGTTGTGATTTTCTAACTCTTGTACTTTTTTTTCAAGAGCAGTTATCCTTGCGTGAAGGTAAGTTTTCTCTATTTGTGTCATAAGACAAATATAATAAAATTATTATATAAACAAAAAGGGAGCATAAAATAAAGATATTCTACACTCCCTAACACAGAGAAAATTAGATAGCTAATATAAACAAATTAATCTATGTTAAACTGATTGTTTAAAACTTTATAATACTCTATTTTTTCTTGAAGTTCTGGCGTAGAAATTTTTACAGTTTCTCTACTAATTTGTAGTAACTCTTCAGCAATATTATAGCCATACTCTTTATTTAAATTTAAAGCATATTCATACTGCCTACCTTGAGAGTGTACATTACATCCATAGCATTGAGGTCTACAATTATCCTCATTCCAACGAGTGGAATAAAATCTGCGTGAAAGGAAGTGGCCGCACTGCATTGAGTCTTTGTAATGTTTTATACGATTGCAAGTATAGCATTTTACAAACCCATTATGATCTGCGTATTTTAAACGTATATATCTACTAAACTGAGCGTCTAGTTTTTTTACAATTTTGCTCCTGGATAATTTTTTTTTCAAAATTAACTTGCATTATATTATATTAATATTATATTAATTAAACATATATATATATAAACTTATATTAATATAAGACTTATACTAATATAATAACTATTTATTAGAAATTTTTTTATACTTTTCTAAACATCTTGAACCAAAATAAGCTCCAATTATAACTGTAAGCACTCCAGTAATTGAATCTAAAGAATATCCTAAAAACCAGCCTACAACGTAAGCTATTGAAAAAAATATTAAAGTCATTGGTCTAACGTTTTTGCTTAAAAAAGAATCGCTAGTTAAGTCAGCTTCCCACCTTTTAGTTACTTCTTGCATTTCTATAGAGTCCATTTCTAAGAGCTTTAAGGCAGTCTCTTTGTCTTGTGGAGGTAGAGTATCGTCTTTACTAATTAAGTTCTTTATAACGCCTAATAATCCTTGGTTTGGAATTACGTCTCCTAGGTTTTTAAATAGGCCGTTTTTTCCTATTAAGAACTTACCTACTTTAGTGTCTTTAAACTTTTTTTTCATTATTTAAGTAAGAGATTATAAGTACTACAGTCAAAGCAATAGCTACTAAGTTAATGTGACCCTCTCCACAAAGTCCAAGTAAGTGTTTTATAGTTTCCATATTTTATCTTTTATATATTTTGTCTTCTATTTTGTCTAGTCGTTTATCCTTAGCCTCTATTTGACCCTCTAAAAATTCTATTCTTTGCTCTATAACTTCTAAAGATTGTAAAGGAGGGAGCTGTTTAGCTACTTCTATTTCTTGACGATTGAGTTCTATTTGTTTAGTTAAAGTAGAATAAGTCATAGTTATACTTATTAAACCTCCTAAGCATAATAATATAGTTTTAAAATCTATATTTAGATCTGGTTTACCGTCTCCGTCTAAGTCTACTCCTACCTCTTTCATTTTTTATTAGTTAAATATTCATATTCTTTTTTAGCATCAAAACTAGGACAAGCCTTTTTATTAGTAAAATCTTTGTGACCGTAAACTATAGACCCTGGGTATTTTTCTAACAAATCATTTATAACTTTTAGTAATGACTCTTTTTGTTTTTTAGTTCTAGTGTCTTGCCACTCTTTCATTTGTCTATCCATTCCTCCAATATAACAAATACCTATAGAACTTCTATTAACGCCCTTTACGTGAGCTCCTATTTTTTTTTCTAAACGACCTACTTGTATTTCGCCATCTAGTTTTATTATATAGTGATACCCTACGTCTGACCAGCCATTTCCGTTGACGTGCCAATCTCGTATATCCTCTACGTCAAAGTCTTTAAACTGTGGAGTAGCTGAACAGTGAATTATAATTTTATCTATTTTTCTCATTATGTACCCATCTACTTATTGTATAGCCAATAGTACAAATTAGAAGTATTATTTTTAAACCCAATTCAATTTCTGTCATAGTAAGGGCTAAAACTATGGTATTAAAAAAATATAATTTCAAATCTGTATATTCAAACATTATTCCTCTTTCTCTTCAACAAGAGTATAAGAACCGTCTTTTAGGTCTACGTTTATTTTTCCGTAGGACTTTTCAAGAGAATCTTTTAACTTGTCTTGTTCTATTTGTATTTCTGCTGAAATGTGTAAAAGACTATGCTTTTGAATTTCTAAAACGCCCAGATCATTTCTAATTGCAGCTTTCTTTTTTTCTTGTTCGTTTAGAGACTTTAACTCGTCTTTAGTAATTTTTGACATCTTTATAATTTTTAAGTGAAAAGTAAATATATTACTTTTTGTCTTTTTTTGCTACTTTTTTCGAGTTCCATAATTCGTCTGCAATTTCCTTGACTTTATACATAGCTATTTTTTCATCGTCTCCTTTAGCTATTAAGTCTTGACCTTCAGAATAAGCTACAGTAACCTTTCCATCCATAGTGTGAGTAGAATACCATATCTTAATTTTGTTTTGCATTATTTCAGTCTTGTCTGTTTTTAATATTTCCATAGTTTTATAATTATTTACATTTACGTTCTTACAATAGAATCCTTATATGCTTTTTTTAAATCATTAGTCCAATATAAATCAGCTATGCCTTTTACATTGTGTTCAATAGCTGAGGTTTCATCCCCACATTCAATGCTATGTCTGTGATAAGATTGTGATAAAATTTTATCATCTTCTATAATTTGGTCTGCATACCTTATTTGTATAGTTTTAAATTCTCCAACTATTTCAATTTTGTCTTGTATTCTTTTTTTAATTAAACTCATTTTATTTATTTTAAATTATTATTGTACTTTACTTACTCCACTAAAACTCATCGCAGAATTGTCTGATATATCACTAACAGGAATTGTAGTTCCTGCAGCTCCTGTTCTACTATCAAACATATACCCATAAGTAGAATTTGAAACCCAACTAAAATTAACAAACCCATCAAAATTAACTTGTTTTATTATAGCAGAACTTGGGCGATACCAATTTCCTGCAATAGAAGTACTTGTAAATGGGAAACCTGAAACTTTAAATGTGTCTCCTGCTACCATACTTCCTTTTGATGACATTTGAATTGTGCATCTCCAATAAACTAAATCTCCAATTTTAGTATAAACTCCAACACTATTAGTTGCATCAATAGTAGCATTGTTCCCACTAAAATCTTGTGCAACAGGAGTCCAACTTCCTTCTTCATAATCATCTAAATTATTAGCACTCCCTGTTCCACCTATATGAATTCCGCTTGATGCAAATATATTTCCTGGTACAGTTAAATCTCCAACAGTATCTATCATTAATCTCTGAGTCCAAGTTCCACTTTCTCGAGATTCTATTTTATATGCACCAGAAGTAACTGCTTGTCTAAAAGTATTATCTGTGCTTCCATTATCTGCACCTATGTAAAGTTGACCTAGATGTACATACATATTGTCTCGTGCAGTAACAACATTAGCACTTGTATTTCCTGCAAAAGTAGCAGTACCTGTTGTGCTTATATTTAAACCATTAGTAGCACTACCTGCACCATTATTATATCTAAAATTTAATACTCCTCCACTATTCCATATATCCCAACCTTCATCATCATAATCTTTTAATACAATTCCTGCTGTTCCACCACCTATACCATTTCTACCTGTTATATTTAAAAATGTTCCTACACCTGTCGGAGAAGTAATTGCACCTCCTCCAATTCCTACGTTTCCAGAACTGTCTATACGCATTCTTTCTGTAGGAGCATCAGTACCCGTTGTTGTGCTTCTTGTACCTATTATAAAATCGCCTTTTGTAGCACCACCACCATCTGTAATAACAGAGCCAATAACTACAGGGCATTTTGTTTCAGAATAACCAAACCCTATTTGAGCAAACTGTCCATTTGAACCATTATTTCTAACAAGTATTCCTAAATTTGCAGTATCACCATAAGTTGAATTACTTACTTGAATACTCATATTATTTGAATCAGTACCCGAACCACCTCCTGAACCTATTTTTATATCTCCATTTACTTGAAGTTTAGCAGTAGGCGTACCATTTATTCCTACGTTCCCTGAACTGTCTATTGTTAATCTTGGAGTATTAGCAGTTTTAATAGCAAATGAATGCGAGGTACTTGTTCCAATAGACATTGAGGTTGTAGCATCATCATAACTCCAATTTCCTGCTACTGCACCGCCTGACCTTTTTGCTTCAAATAATTTTACTGAACCACTACTTGCATAATTACCTTCTGAACTAATTACTGTTGTTCCTGCTACTGTACTAACAAAACTTGAAGTAGTACTTGTTATACTTCCTGCAAAAGTTGAGTTATCAGCATTTATACCTAATGTTCCTGAACTTTTAAATATATCAGCATTAACACCAAAATATAAATCACCTGCAATAGAATTATTACCTGCACCATTTATATCTACATTTCCTACAAAAGTTGTATTACCACCATTAGCAACAGTAATTAAAGGTGTTGTTCCGGTTGTTTGTTCATTTATAACTATTGCATCTACATTATTACTTGAATCTCTAATTACAAAAGATGTGTTTTCTTGTCCTGTTCTACCTGTTGTTAAATTCCATTGTTGACCACTTGAATTAGAATTTACAATTGCTAATCCTTTATTTTCTCCTGTTGAAATATCAGGATAAGTTATTTTTAGCATACTAGTAACATTCACAGCACCACTAAAAGCAGAAGTTCCTGTTCCTGTTGATGTTATTTGTCCACCTAAATAAAGGTCTTTAAAAGCATTTCCATTTTGTCCTATATCAACTATATTATTGGTTTCTGCTGATTGTACCATAGGAATAATAGTATTGGTCGCAAAACTTAATCCTGCGTGGTCAGCAACACTTCCTGAGATACTTAAATTATTTCCTCCTATTGTAGATATTAACCCATTTGGTATTGTTACATTTCCTGTTGAAGTTATAGCACCAGAATTTAAAGTTCCTGCAACTAAAGTATTTCCACTTGTAGCATTTACTGTAAACTTATTTGTATTAATTGCTAAGTCGCCTATGAAGGCAGTATTTCCTGTCGTAGCGTTAGCAGTAAATTTATTAGTATTAACTGCAAAGTTTCCAGTACTAGATAATCCTAGAGTAGTAGTAGCTGAGCCTGTAATAGTTAAAGCAGTTCCAGCTTGAGAAACTATAGAGTCTCCTATAGTTGTAGCAGTAGCAAATACTGGTAGGTGTCCTGGACTACCTTGTCCATCTACTTGTGAATGGTCTAATTTCGACCAACGATTATCAGCGTCAGCTATAACCCAGTCTCCAATAGACCAATCAGTAGTTCCATTTAAATTAGTATTTCCTGCGTAGTTTACTACGTAATAATTTCCTTGAGGAATAAAAGGGCTGGCATCTATTGTATAGGCTTCACCAGTTAGCATAATATTTGTATCTAAAGTTAACTGAGTATTACTATCAATAACAGTTACTAAAGCTGTAGTGCCATCTACTTGGTTAATTACTTTATTTCCTATACTTACTGTAGTGTTAAAGTTTTGGCTTGAGTCTATAAGTTTAAAAGCAGTTGTAGCTCCGTCTGTAGTTCCTGACTCTACTTCGCCTCCTCCACTTGTTAAAGTAGGTGTGTTAGTGTCTGCGTCCCAACTTCCTTTGAATATTAATCCACTAGAAATAGAACTAACTTGAGATTGTAGTTTACCAAAGGCTTCTAATATTGAATCTGAAGGTTGTATATTTCCTGCAGCAGGAGTAGGAAGACCAGTTAATACTTTTCCTATTACAGCAGAGTTAGTTAAAGTTACAGCTCCACTTACTGCCGAAGACCCATCTACATTTGAAAGAGTCCCAGTAGCTTCCCCACTTACACTAAGATTTCTTGCAGTTTGCCATTTAGTAGCAGTATCTGCATTTCCTGTAAGGTCTCCAATTACATTTCCTTGTAGGTTTCTATGAATTGTAGAGGGTAAACTAAACGTAGCAGTTTGACCACTTACTGCAGTTGTTACTTGGTTTGTAGTCCCTGAAAGAGTAAACGTTTGAGTATTTAAATTAACATCACCAGTACCAGAGTCTCCAGCTATATCCAGATCACTTGCAGCATCTAATACATCTACATACGCAGTCGTGGCTAATTTTGTTGAATTGTCTCCAGCACTTTGAGTAGTAGCTACAGAATTATTAGGCATTGTAACCCCAGTAGAAAGTAAAGAAATTTGTAACCCTTGGTTTGAAGCTGCAGTTGTTATTTGATTGGTAGTACCAGTTACAGCAAAAGTTTGCGTGTTTAAGTTTACGTCTCCAGTTCCAGTAGTTCCACTAAAGTCTAAATCACTCGCTGCGTCTAAAGTGTCAACGTAGGCAGTTGTAGCTACCTTAGTTGAATTATCACCAGCAGATTGAGTAGTAGCTGTAGTAGCAGTATTAATAGTTCCATTAAGGTCTCCTGAGAAAGTAGCACCAGTATAAGTTCCACTAATAGTAACGCTATTTGGTAAACCTATTTGTAATTGTTGACCACTTGCAGTAGTTTCAATTTCGTTAGTCGTTCCTACAATAGCAAAAACTTGAGAGTCTAAGTCAACTGCACTTTGAGTAGTTCCATCTGAAAAATCTAAATCTTGACTCGTTACGTGAGTATCCACATAATCTTTTACTGCTGCCGAAGTAGGAAGGGAAGTGTCATTATCATTATTAGATATGCCGTCTGCCTCATTAACAAGTTTATTGATAGTTACTGCAGTAGAAGTGCCTTTAAAATTAGCAAATTCTAACGTTCCAGTAGACTTGAGGTCTCCGCCTGTGTTTAAATATACACCTGAATTATTCCCTAACCCATCCGACATTTGTTTTAAAGCTGCAGTTAAAACGTCATTATCTGCAGTTTTAAATAAACTTTTATACGTTAAACTTATTTTATTTCCTGTTAGTGTACTCATTTTTTATTTTTTTTAGATAAACTAATAACTTTTTAAAGTTTGTTTTTTTTATATTATATTCTTTTTTCATAATACCCATCCTACCCAATTAGCTTCAGTATCAGGGTACATATCGTCATTACTATTCGAGTAGTACTTTGGAAACTTTGTTGAAGCGTTAAAATTCATATAGTCTATAAACCTTCTAGTATAGAAATCTGCAAAGTCTCTATATTTTTGTACTAGAAAATCAATCTCATCTTTTGTGGGTAAGTCTGCGTTTTCTGAACGATGCCTATAAGTGCCTCCTTGTTTTGTAGCGTAATTTGAGAAAGGAAGGAAATCGACCATACTAAACATTATTAACATTGGCTGCACGTATTCGTTAACTAAATAAAAATAGTCAGGATTTGCTGCGTGTGTTAAAGTTCCATTAGTAATCATTTCTGAAATTTGGTTGTATAGATCTGTACCTAGATAATTTTGGATGTGCATTTGTTGTGCAATCTTGACAAAAGGTAAAAGCAAATCTGCGTCTACTGACCCATCAATTATGGAGTTTCTTACTAAGTCTGTTCTCGATATAAATAATGCTGTAGCCATATCTTTATTTTCTATAATTTGGGTCTAAGCTCCACCAATCATTTTTAGGTTGAGCCACTTGAGCAACTTCAGGGACATTAGTTTCTATTTGTGCTTCCTTTTTTAAACTAGGGTCTAAAGCTGCAATTTTACGTCTAGCCTCTGCTACTGTAATTCTCTTGTTGTTTTTTCTTAAATATGTTCTACGTTCCCAATAGTGTTGACAATTAACTCCTCCTTTGTAAAGCCATAAATTATAAGAATTTGAACCACCAGGACCGAACCCAGGATTATCAGAACTTTCTTTGTCTAAGTCCTCCATTCTATAAACTTTTTTAGCTGACCACATTTTACGACAAAATTCTCTTTCTGGATTATTACTTCCGTAATACCTATAACGCACTTTTATTATACTCGTATCTTGAGAGCTTTTTTTGTTGGGGGTGCTAGTAGGTACTGTAGCTAAATCCATAGCAAATTTTAAAGAGTGGTTTAGTATTTTGTCATAGTCATTAGCAGGTCTTGAATCTATTAATTCGTAGCCTTCTATTTCCTCGTCTTCGCCCTTACCTTCTAACTCACTTAAAATAGCTTTAGTTAACTCTTCGTTTACATTTAAAGGAACGCAGTTAGGAACCTCTTTTCCATCTTTTATTTTTGTGCCTATTTGCTCATATCCTTTCCAACAAGGAGCCTTTAACTCTTCGTGAGTTTGACAAGGCATATAATAAATTTTACCATCTAGCTCGTGTTCGTGATAGCCCATACATCCTATTTCATTAGCTTTATTTTCAGCTTCCTCAATCGTTTCGTATGCTATTTTTCCATCAATTACTTTTGAAAATGAAAACTTTTGTCCAGTCTCCTCTTCTATTTGTTCTTTATTAGTAGCATTTGTTAAGTCGTTAAACTCTAAAGGTTGGAGCGTTTTAAAGTATAAATTAAGGACTATCTTATTGTAAGCTAGTATATCGTCAAAAGCATTTAATAAAAGTTGCTGAAAAGGTCTTATAACAGTATTATCCATTAAAGTACTAGCTGTAACTATTTCCTCTGCATTATTTCCAAAACCAGTCATATCCTTAATACCAAATAAAATAGGACTAGTAACTCTATGAGCTACCATTATTTTTTTCATAGACTCAGTAGATAAAAACTCGTATTGTTGTGGAGCATCACTTAATTGAACTGCCTCCATAGTCGCTGCAGAGTCTGCCGAGTCATTAAAAGCTAGTATATAACGCCCAGCATTAGAAGTCCCTTGGTATTTTGCAGCAATTTTTTGTTCTATAATATTTCTTTCCTCTTCAGTTGGAGTACCATTATTAAAGTTTATTAACATTGAAGGTGCTAAACCATTCATTATGTTGTTTAAGTGATAGTTAGCTATTTCCTCTTCTAGCTCAGCATATTGTATTCCTCCTTGGTAGTCTACAGGACTATAATATTTAAATCCAGCTCTATAAGGTTTTATATAAAGTATTTCCATTTCACTATTAGAAGACCCAAATACTGGTATTCTCTCTAGCTCATCACCTTGTTGGAACTCTTCCCAATCATAAAAATAATAGTAAGCTGGAATCTCTCCCTCTTCATTACATTTTTCAGCCCTTAAAGTCTCTATTGGTACGTGCTCAACTTGAGCTATTCTTAACCTATCTTGACTATAAATAACTTGGATAGCACATTGACCCATTAGTTTTAAATCACTAGCTAGTTTCATTTGCATATCCTCAGAAATCATAGATTTCATTTGTGCATACTCGTCTGGTTTTCTATTAGAGTCTGTAGCATCTAAATAACGTCCAACTATCATTTGGGAAATACCATTAATAAGAGCGTTGTTAGTAGCAGACCCATTATACCTATCAATCAAAAATTGAAAGTAGTTATTATCTGCTCCATATTGTATCCAATCTTGGTTGTTTACCTCTCTTACTTCAGGTGTTGTATAGGTGCTTAATTGTAAAAAGTTTACTTTCATATTAGAATATTATATAGTCGTTATTTCCTGAAGTGTTTTGAATATATTGTCCTTGGTTAACATCATAATAATTATTAGTTTCTTGGTCTATAGTTTGATCTGTACAAAATATTTTATCTCTAAATATAACAGTTCCACTTGTATTAGTTATTTTAATATCGTAAAACCTTCCCTCAATTAAGTTTAAATTCATAGTAACAAACATAGTGTCGTTAGTTATTACAATTCCTACTTCGTCTTCCCAATCATTTGTCGCAAGTTCCCAATCTACATTGTATGTATTCCAAAAACTACCAGAAGTTAAAACGCAATTCTCATCGTTTGTGCTTTCGTCTCTTATACAAATTGTAGCGTCAGTTACATACTCCCTGGGTATTATGCCAAAAGTTTGTTCCGTAGTAGTAGTAGTTAAAACTATCATTTTATCCTTTAATAGTATAACGTAATTTTTTTAGTTTTTGTATAAATAAAACTATTACATAAAGAAATAGGGCTTTTACGCCCTACTTCAAAACTAAACACAGAAAAAAACTTTATTATACTGGGCTTATTGCAGCTCCAATTTGTAAAGCACTTACTACAGCACTAGCACAGAAAAAAGCTGGTAACTGCTCTTGAGCTGTAAATGTTAAATTAAATCCTGTAAAATCTGCAAGGGCTGTCCCAGTTCCTATTGTACCTGCAGAAACGTCAGCTCCATTATACGCTCCTACTAGGAATGTATTAGAGTTAAAGTCTTCTACAAAAACGTGAGGGTTTCCTTTGACTACGTCCTGTAATTCAGCTTGAGTTAATTTGTCTAATTTTTGTAATTGAACAGTAACATTTTGGTCGTAATAAACCGTACCATTCTCTGCCGAAGCAGTAATCGTTTCCTCCATTCCAGAAGAGCCTGGTTTTACCAGGTATTTATAGGCTGCAGGTGTCGTGCTAATTGCAGTAACTTCAGCTCCAGTAACAGATAAGTTTCCTAAAGTTCCAAAGTCAGCTAAAATTATACTCTTAACGCCTCCAACACTTTTGATGCAAGGTAGATTTCTACCTGTACTTAATATTGAACAACTCATTGATATATATTTTTATAAAAAAAAGGGTAAGCAGGTTTGTCCCACCTACCCTAAATTTTGGTTAATTTAATTATTAAGAATAAACTACGATGTCAGAAGCAATTCCATAGTTCACAGTTCCAGAGAATCTGCAAATAACTCTAACATTAGAAGAGCCATCTAAATCGCTCATATCTAATAGTTTTACTTCATTCATATTTCCAACTAAAGAAGTTCCAAAGTATAAGTTTGAACGCTCTGCAGCCATCATTGAATTGTCATTCATTCCTTGTGCTACAAATACTTTAACTCCGTCAAAAGAAAGACTTCCGTTATTCCACCATTGAGTTCCCATTGAGTTAGTACCTGCTGCTCCTAGTCCATTTGCTCCAAAACCTCCTAAAGCTCTAACATAAGCTCTAGCTACATTTTGTGAAACGTATAAGTGCAAGTCTTCTTTTCCATATAAAGCTGAAGGAATTTGGTCAATTACGAGTCCCATTTGAGCTATTACATTTGCAGAGTCAACTCCACCACCTACGGCAGCAATTTTTTGAGCTGCAGGAATTGTAGCGTCTGCTGCGGCTAAAGTAACTAAACCTGCATACTCTCCTACATTTGCAGCTACACCTCTCCAGATCGTTTGCTCAGTTTTTTGAGCTATCTCTGCTGCAACGTGAGCTAAGATAAAATCTGAGAATTGAGGAGGTAGATTTTTAAATCCACTAAAGCCCATAGATTGAGCTTCCCAATCTTTTAAAAAGTCATTTTTACAAACTTGTAAATTAACTTGTAAATTATCTGGCTCAAGTATTCTCTCAGTAAGAGTAATAGAAGAGTTAGGGTTAAAGTCGCAAGTAGCATCAGATACTAAAGACCCAGTGTCTACTTTCTTAATAGTTTCTCTAAAATTGATATTTGGTTTTACTGTAATTCCTCCGTCATTGATTGTACTCGCAGAAAGAAGAGCAGCAGCGATATACTGATTTCCGAACTCACCGGAATAACTTGTAGTTATCGAAGTTGTAGTCGCTAAATTTATATTTCTTTTCATTTTATTATTTATTTATTTATTAATTATTATGCTTCAGATGCCCATATTCCGACACCGCCTACGATAAACCACTTTGTTAAAGCTACGGCTCTGATTATTACATAGTCTCCACTATTTGCAGTTGCTTTAGTGTTTACCCAATCTTTGTCTACTACTCCACTAGCTACAGAATCTGCTGCAGCGTTAGCGATAGATCCGTGAAAACCATCTGTAGAGTGTGGACTTAAAGTGATTATGTTGTTACCGTCTGCTCCTGTATTTCTAAATAAATATGTTAAACCTATATTTTCAGAATGAATCTGAGGTAGAGAAATAACTAGTGCGTCTGTCGCAACGTTTTGGTCGATTCCTGCGTCTCCTGCT